CATTACGGGCACCGATCCAGGGCCGGGAGGAGTTTGATTACGCGGGAGTATGCGGAGGTTTTCGAGCGGGGGAGGAATGAGAGGATCTATCCGGTGAGGAGTGAGGCGAGCGAGAGGCTGTATGAGCGGTATCTGGCCAGGGTGCCGGGGAATGTGTTGGTGGGGGGTAGGTTGGGGAGCTACCGGTATTTGGATATGGATGAGACGATTGAGCAGGCGATGGCTGCTGTCAACGGATTTTAGGAACGGATTGAACGGATTATGGACAGGAATGATGCGGCGGTGATGGTGGGAGGGGCGATGTTGGGGGCAGGGCTGTGGTGGATTTATCCGCCGATGGCGCTGATTGTGGTGGGGCTGGCGCTGGTCACGTTTGGGATTGCGGGGGCGTGGCAGAAGGCTGGGAAGGGTTTTCAACGCGGAGATGCGGAGAACGCGGAGATGAGGCGATGAGGCGATGATGAGTAAATCCCGGATGTGGAAAAGGAACGGGTAGATGATGACGGGAATCTTGACGGGTTTGATGAGAGGGCGGGGAGATCCGGAACGGCGGATGACGAATTTCGACGAGGTGGTGGCGGAGGTGTTGAGGAGCAACCGGGAGAGCGCCAACGGGGTGAGTGTGACGCCGGAGGGAAGTCTGCGGATGGGGGCGGTGTTCGCGGCGGTGAGTTTGCTGGCGGATACGATTGGGAGCCTGCCGCTGATCTTGTATGAGCGGCAGGAGAAGAGCCGGCGAAGGGCGACGGAGCATTATTTGTATCCGATTCTGCACGACGCGCCGAATCCGATGATGACGGCGGTGGAGTACCGCTCGACGCTGCAGGCGTACCTGGTGATGCGTGGGAATGCGATCAGTCAGATTGAGTTTGACGAAACGGGGAAGATCACGGAGCTGTGGCCGCTGAGGTGGGAGAATGTGCAGGAGGTGAAGGCGGATAAGGGGAGCGGGATTATCTATTATTACTATATGCTGCCGGATGGGAAGATGCAGTGGCTGGACAGCGCCAGGATATGGCATTTGCGGGGTTGGGGAAGCGATGGAATCGTGGGGTATGCACCGATTACGCTGGCGAGGCGGGCGGTGGAGCTGGGGATCAGCGCGGAGGAGTTCGGGGTGCGGTTTTTCCAGAACGACGCCCGGCCGGGGATCGTGCTGGAACATCCGAGTCAGTTGAGCAAGCAAGCGCACGAGAACCTGAAAGGGGCGTTCAATGAGGAGCACCAGGGGGTGCGCAAGAGTCACCGGATTGCAATCCTGGAGGAGGGGCTGAAGCTACATGAGATAGGGATCCCGCCGGAGGATGCGCAGTTTTTACAGACCAGGAAGTACAGTGTGACGGAGATTGCGCGGTTTTTCCGGGTGCCTCCACACATGATCGGGGATTTGGAGCGGGCGACGTTTACGAATATCGAGCACCAGGGGATTGAGTTTGTGACGTACAGCCTGCAGAGCTGGATGACGCGCTGGGAGCAGAGCATCAAGCAGAATTTGCTGCCGGAGAGCGACCGACAGGAATATTACGCTGAGCACCTGGTGGACAGCCTGCTGAGGGGGGATACAACAAGCCGGTATGCGGCATACCAGAGCGGGATCCAGGCGGGGTGGTTTACACGGGCGGACGCCAGGGAGAAGGAGAATTTGGAGCCGATTGAGGGGCTGGAAAAGCCGCTGGTGCCGATGAATATGATGACGGTGGGGGAGGAGGAAGAGCAAAACCTTGAACCACGGAGACACGGAGAGCACGGAGAAGAGCAGAGCTTTGAACCACGGAGATACGGAGAGCACGGGGAAGAGCAGGGGGTGAATGTCGAAGGGGAGAGCAGGGCGAACCGGGCGGCGAGGAGCAGGCACCGGCTGATGAACAGCTACCGGAGGATCTTTGAGGACAGCGCTAAGCGCATCCTGCGCAGAGAGGTTAATGATGTGATGGCGGCGGGGCAGAAGTATTTGCGCGAGGGGGAGGGGCGGGGGGAGAGGCGGTCGCTGAGCGCGTTCGAGGCGTGGCTGAGGCAGTTTTACGAGGGGCATAAGGATTTTATTTTTAAGCAGATGAAGCCGGTGTACGATTCTTACAGCGATTTGGTGAGCGATGCGGCGGAGGCGGAGGTGGGGAAGACAGTGGACCGGAAGGGAAAGGAGAGCTTCGTGAACAGCTACCTGGCGAGCTATGCGGGCAGGCATGCGGGGACGAGTGAGAATAAGATCGGGAAGGCGCTGGCAGGGACAGAGGACGCGTTGAAGGCGCTGGAGGAGGAGCTGGATGGGTGGGTGGATGAGCGCGGCAGCCAGATCGCGGATGAGGAGAGCGTGAGGAGCAATAACGCAGTGGCGGTGATGGCATACGAGATGATGGGGGTACAGCTGCTGCGCAGTATGGCGTTCGGGGAGAGCTGTCCGTACTGCAATGACCTGGACGGGCAGGTGATCGGGATTGACAGCTATTTTATCAAGGCTGGGGAATCGTTTCAGCCGGAGGGGGCGGATAAGCCGCTGACGAGCGTGGATAATTTGAGGCATGCGCCGTACCACGGCGGGTGTGATTGTATGACGGTATCAGCATAAGGAGCAGATGTGGCAGCGCTAGAACCGGGGAGTAGGGAGTAGGGAGTAGGGAGTAGGAGCAAGAGCTTTCACCGCAGAGACGCGGAGAACGCAGAGAAGAGAGAAAAACAAAAGGGAAACTTTTGAGGAGCGAGAATGGGTGCAATTAGAGTACATCACACGGAGACGGACGACGGAGCGTGGGACGGTCCGGCGAACGAGGCGAGACTGAAAACAGACCAGGATATGGCATTTTTCCAGCGGGCGTATGCGTGGCGGGATTCGGAGGGGGATGAGACGGTGAAGAGCTCGTATAAGTTCATTCATCATTTCGTGGACGGCGAGGGGAACCCGGGCGCAGCCAGCACGCGGGCGTGCAGTGCGGGGATCGCGGTGCTGAACGGGGGGAGAGGGGGAACAACGATTCCGAGGGCAGACCGGCAGGGCGTGTACAGCCACCTGGCGGCGCATTTGAAAGACGCAGAGAAGGATGTGCCGGAGCTAAAGAGCGCAGATGAGGAGGAGGAGATGGAGGTGCGGTCATACCCGGTGGAGATGCGGGTGGTGAACGCGGAGAAGCCGACCATCGAGGGACGCGCGGTGGTGTACGGGAAGAAAAGCGAGCTGCTGTTCGGGATGTTCCGGGAAGTGATCGAGCCCGGGTTTTTCGAGGGGGTGCTGAAGCAGGACGTGCGGGCGCTGTGGAATCACAACGCGGACCTGGTTTTGGGACGGACGAAGAGCGGGACGCTGGAGCTCATTGATACGGAGCGCAGTTTAGACGTGCGCATTGATCCACCGGATACGCAGGTGGGCAGGGACGCGGTGACGCTGATCGGGCGGGGGGATGTGAGCCAGATGAGCTTCGGGTTTGTGGTGAAGCAGGGGGGTGACGAGTGGAAGAAGGAGCGTGACGGTACGCAAACGCGCATTTTAAAGCGCGGGGGCTGTGAACGGCTGTTTGACGTGAGCCCGGTGACGTACCCGGCATATCCGCAGACGAGCGTAGCAGTGCGCTCGATGATGGAGCAGTTGGGGCTGACTGCGGAGGAGACTCCGCTTGACCCGGCGCCTACAGGGCGCATGCCACGCGCCCCTACGGACCGGCTTGAAAACGCCGAAGCGGTGGACCGCCAGGCGGCTGAGGAGGAAGCGAGAGGGCAGGTGCCCCTGGCAAATCTGAAGCGAGGGCTGGATTTTGAGGCAATCGTGGGGAAGGTGAACCACGAAACACACGAATCATAAGAAAAGGAGAAAAAAATTATGAACGCTCGTGAGCTACGAGTTAAGTTAAACGAAAAAATTGCTGAGGGCCGCGCACTGATCGAAGCGGCAGAGAAGGAAAACCGGGATCTCAGCTCGGAGGAGCAGACCCGCTACAACGGGATCAAGGCGGAGATCGAATCTCTGCAGAACCGCATCCAGCGGGCAGAGGAGCTGCCGGCGGCAGTGGCAAGCGGCGGGGCTCCCAGCGTGTTGAAGATCAGGCAGGGCGACAGCGAAGAGCGCGCCTGGACGCATTTTTTCCGCACCGGTGACGCCAGCGGTTTGAACAGTCCGGCAGGCGAGGAAGAGCGCGGGCAGAGGTCGTTTGAGCTGCATATTCCGACTAGTTTGGAGCAGCGCGCTACAACCTACACATTGGCGGTGGCAGATTCGACCGGTAGTGGTGCGGCTGACCCGACCGGGTTAGTGAACCGGATCGCAGCGCGACGGAATGAGCTGCGCCTGGCGGATAAGCTGGGCGTGCAGATGATTCCGGGCGTGGGGACTACGGTTAACCATGCGTATGATAACGCGGCTGCGGCTCCGTTCGACAGCACCTCGGAACAGATTGATTCCTTTACCAACACCTACACGGCAGCCCGCCCAACCTTGGCTACGAAGGCGTTCACCCTGGTGAAATACACCCGCAAGGTGCAGCTCACCGAGGAAACGCTGCAGGATGAGGATGCCAACCTGATGGGGTTCATTGCAGATTGGATCGGGCGCGAGATCGCGCTGACGCACAACAACCTGATGCTGACCGAGGTGGCTTCGAACGGAACTTCTCTGAAGACTTTCGCGAGCGCCACGGCGATTGCAGCGGGTGAGCTGGAGAATATGTGCTTTAACGATACGCTGAGCTGGTATTTGGATGACGGCGGAAGCGCTGCCTGGGTGACCCGCCCGAGCACCTTCGGGAAAATCAAGGCGATCACGGGCAACGCCCGGATGTACGAGGAGCTGGGGGCAGGGAGCGCACGTGGGGCTCTGTTGGAGTACCCGGTGTTCTATTCGAGCTATGCCACAGCGATCGCTGCCAGCGCAAAATCGATTTATTTCGGCAACTGGTTCTATATGGGGATGCGCGAAAGCCCGGCTTTGAGCTTTATCCGCGATCCATATACCACGGACGGCGTGGTGTATCTTAAGTACTCATTCCGCTGCGTGTATGGGATTTTGATCGCGGGGGCAATTGGGTACGGGCTGCACCCGACCGGGTAAGAGCGAGAAGGGAGTAGGGAGTGGGGAGTAGGCAGTAGGAACCCAACCCCCTACTCTACGGATAATCATGAATTACAACCCCATGCCGGTGAGGATGAAGGCGCTGACGGAGATCAGCCCGGAGGAGGCCAGAACCCAGGCAGGCATGGGGGTAGGCAGAGGGGAGGTGTTTGTGACGAGCTGGATTCGGTGCAAGCATCTGGAGCGTGAAGGAAAAGCGGAAAGAATTTATGAGGCAACGGTGAATAAGCAACCTGAAGATACGACGCTAATCCGAGATGTGCTGGTGTTTGTGCCGGTGTACCGGTTGGAGCCGGAGACGGTGCAGGCGGTGTATCACCTGGAGTGGGACGGTCCGCTGAGCTGGCTGTTCCAACGGGATAATCCATACGGAGACAGCCGACCGAAGGGTAACCAGGTGCACCAGTATCAGCGCGGGCGGGAGGCGTTTTTGAGGGGGAGGTATGATGCGATGCTGGTGGTGGAGAGCGATATTATCCCGCCGAGGGATGCGCTGAGGCGGCTGGTGGCGCTGGGGGCGGACTGCGGATATGGGGTGTACCAGTTCCGGAGGAGCAGGGTTATTAATATTTTCGAACTGTACCCGACGGCGGAGGTGCGCAACGTGGGGGAGAGCCTGAGCATTAAGCCGCATTTGGTGGCGAGGGCGCTGCGGGAGGGGAAGATCCCGTGCAGCGGAGGGGGGCTGGGGATCTGTTTGATCAGGCGTAGGGTGTTAGAGAGGATTGATTTCAGGCTGCCGGACGGGGAGGAGGGCGGGTTCTGCGACAGCCTATTCACGGATGACGTGCTGCACAACGGGTTCAGCCAGGTGGCGGATATGCGGGTGGTGTGCGGGCATAAGGACACGGATGGGATGGTTTACTGGCCGGAGTATGCGGAGCGGCTGGGGATCGGGGTTAAGAGGGATGGGTATGTGGTGCCGAGCGCGTTCCCGAGTGGGGAGAAGGTTGATTGGCGGAAGGAATGAGATCAAAAGATCAACGCGGAGACACGGAGTCAAGAAAACGCAGAGTACGCGGAGAGAGCTTAAGAGAGAAAGGGCAAGAGATTTGAACCACCAAGGCACAAAGGACACGAAGAAGATCAAAACCTTTAACAGGATAGTCAGGATGAACAGGATTTAAGGAGAAAACGAGATGGCACAGGCAACGAGCGGGCAGATTACGGTGACGACGGCGGGCACGGAGGTGAGGGGACCGGATATTAATGCACAGGGGTTTTTTGTTAAGGCAAAGACAACGAACACGGGGCTGGTGTACGTGGGGAATGACGGGAATGGGGCGGTGTCGAGCTCGACCGGGTTCGGGATGAGCGCAGGGGATACGATTTATTGGGAGGGGGGGAATCTGCGGTC